CCCTTCTTCGCTTTGGTCTTACGACCTTGCTTGTTCTTATTCTTCGCCATTGAATACACTACTGGTAGATGTTGGTCCCAAACTCAACGAAAACATCACGAATGATAGTTATGATTGAGGGGCTATAAGCCACCAGACCCCCAGGTAGGTCCGGCAGCACTTACGCCTCGTCTCGGCGGATAGCATCCTTGAGTGGCGCGTACTCAACTACGATTGGAATGCTATGGAGGCCCGCCAGTAATTTCTTGAACTCATCTTCGTTGTCCACACCCAGTCCGTATCTCTCCTGGGTGATGATGTAGTTCAAAGGGTTCGCCGCATAGCGACGATCCCCGCGTAGGGCGGACCATTCGACCTTCCCTTTTGGTCGAACCCGCTTTTCACGACACAACTCGTACGTGCGATCAGCGAACGGGGCTAGGAATGGTACGTGGCCACAGTCAACACGCACTGCTTGAGCTGAAGCAGCCGCATTGGCGGCGCCGGGGAGCGTCGTGTTAACCCCCATGCGCGCGATACCACGAAATGGTTTCGATCCCAAAACCGTGATATCGTTGCCTTTCTCGTCCTTGGCATACCAGAAGAGCTTCGAGCAAAACTCCCAATCCGATCGCCTATCCGAGACCACCCCCTCAGGTTTCAACCCGAGGCCCCTGCACTGTTGCGCGATGTCGTCGATCACGCCCTTGTCCTCCTCCCGAATCATCAAGAAACCATCGTCTCCGCACGCAAGCAGCAGATATGGTATTTCAGGGCGCATCACCGATAACAACGCCGCGACCAAACAAACCGTGTCTGTCAGGTTCGTATCCATCCTACCGGACACCATCTGGTAATCCTCGATTTCAACGTACCAACACTGTTCGTGCTTATGGAAGCGGACGCCGTAAACCTTGAACTTTTTCTTGCGGAACTCATTAGCGAACGTTTCAGCCTCTTTCTCGTCTCCGAACGGCCCCCATACTCTAGTCGGGGTGTATTTCACGCCATTAGGCGTCACCCCCCGCGAGCGGGTTCGCATGATCCACTCGATCATCCAAGTTGGCATACCTAGGGTCTTGTAGAATGCAAACGCAGGTTCCTGCATATGCAAACCGAGCGTCGAGTCATAGGACGCCATATCGACCGACCACGCAACGATTTTACCCGTCGGCGACCACTTGTCAATAAACGCCTGCACCCTCTCGCCGACGTAAGCCAGCGAGCGCCCGGTGGCATAGAGCACACCGCATTTGACGCCATCCCACGCGTCCCGTACCCTGTCATACATCTGCCAGACCACCGGCCCCGTTACGACCTTGTCGAGGTCCTCAGGGGGCTGGATTAGCCGCGGCTTCGTAGACTTCCCACCATCAACGCCGATCGTTTGCCCAGATTTCTCTATCTTCAAGAAGCCCTTGGTCGCAGCTGGTGGGGGCGTTGCGCCCTGGTACTGCTTCCAACACTCCAAGAGATTCGTAATGTAGACGGCCGGATAGCTGTCTCTCAGCTTATTCAACCACTTCATCACAGCAACCTGGCTAGTATCGACGCCTTTCTCGACTGACGTAAACTCCGGACGCCCAAACGCCTCCTGGTAGGCCTTCAAGCATGTCTCATCCGGGTTATTACGCGGAGCGAGGACTCTATTCGTAACGGCACTTAGCTCTGCGGCCTGAGTCGTGGCCAAAGCTAATGGAACTGCACCGTCACTGACTATCCCTGACACGAGCATCCGGTCGGGTTCGGATGTGCGTTCTCGCGTCGCGCCAAGTGATAGCCTGCCCTGAACCTCTTCTAGCGGTGGGCGAATATAACGCGAACCTGGGATCGGTGTATTCCTCTGCATTACAGTACCGTTGCCTAGGAGCGGAGACGTAGGACTCTCTTCGGACGCGAGGGACTGCGTCCAATTCGAGGTAACGTAACTCCGCCATCCCTGATGGAGGCGAACAGCACCGCAGGTGCAAAAGAAGCACAGCAAGGGTGCCAACACAGCGGCCAAGGCCAGCCCGATTCGCTCGCCAACGTTGTGGTCGATAACCTCCAAAGGAATGAAGGGTACCACAAGTAACAGGCTTAAGCAAACCAGGTAAGGCCACGACCTCACTGCCAGCGTCCCAAACTGAAGGACAACCGAGTGAGTCTTCATCGCCCAAGTGAACCTGTTAAGCATGGTGTAGTTCACATCGACCTCGTTCTGCAAGTTGCAGACGAAACCGAGTGCAATCATGGCCGTAAGCATTTGCGCTGAACGCCCCGAAGGGATTCTGCTGCGCGCATACCTATTCTTCATGATGTGCGTGACCTCACTAAGGAGCTCAGGTGTGCGGGGCCGGTTTCCTACATGGAAGGCAACCTGCCCAACACCCGTAATCGGCAGCGTCAACCTGACTGTTTCTCCCCTGAAAACATAGTCAGTGTAGACGAACGGACCGATCTTACGGACAGCGTGGACGTCAAAGGTGACTTGGGTGAATCGAGCATTATCAGCTACAGCGGCCTTAGCGGCGCTTGAGAACTGTACTGGTCCCGCACGAAGCGGGTCGGCCTCTACCTCACCCCACGTCATCGGACGTTCACTTGGCCCCACTTGTTTAATAGCCTGTACCCTTATCACGCGAGTGACAGAGTCCAGCTCAAGCAGGGTTTCGATCCCGAACGATTCACCTTCCGGCCCCACCCACCCGGCCTGCCAGGGCGGCAGGCGGTGGACGTACGGGCTCGCGTTCCCAACGACCGACATTTTCACCATGTCGGCCTCGACGGCCCAGTGCGCCTCCCCATAGTAGCCACCGTAAGCGTCATCGAAAACATGTTCAATGACGAGGGCGTCGGTGACGTCTGAGTCGCATAGGGTCGTCCATAGGGCGAGCGGCTCGATATAATAGGCTGAGTGCGTGAAAAGGTACGCTCTTTTCTGCCCCTCGTGGCACCTACATTCTTCGAACCGGTCGTGACACACATGGCCCCTCGCATCCGGGGGACAGCGACCAATCCTGGTGCGGTCCCCTGGGTGTACGTTGGGCATGAGATACCTGCCTCTGGTGGCCAGGTACTCGTGCGTGCGGTGTGGAGCTGCACCGACGTCAACAACAATCGTCCCTTCCTCTGCCAGCAGGATGTCAGCGGCCTTTCTCTCGGCAACGAAACGCTGCGCCGCAAGCAGACCATGGGGATTGTAATGTCCCCTAGGCCCGATGGGCTTCGTTCCGATATGTGACTCCCAAAGCCTGGCTTTGTCCGGGTGCATCGTTGTCCCTACCCACTCTTCTAGTGGCTTGGGCTCCTTTCCCCCCGACGAACGGGAGGTTTGGCTCTGGGCCTCGAGGTCGAAGTCCAGATCCATAGCGCGTGACGTAAGTCGGCGATTGTTGCAATAACACGAATGTTCGCTAATCTGCGCTTGCCTACCTTTGCACAAAGTTCGTAAACTCTGTGGTACAAC